TTCCTCTAGGCAAAACTCTTAGCTCTAATCTAAGGGGATAGATATAAAAGCAAGTTATAATTATAATTAATCCTCTAATCCAATAAATATTTCTGTATCATCTTTTACACATTCTATATAAACAAGCTTACCTTTTAATATTTGGTCAATATCTTTATTTGTAAGCTTTATATCTACTAAATGACTATCATTACAAGATTCTTGTATTTTCATTTACTTATCCTCCTTTATTAATTAAACCAAATTAACAACAACTTTATAATGTTATACCAAATCCAAATGGAAGATATAATTATAAACATCCATACAAATCCTCTCATTCTTCCTCCTCTGGTTTAAGTGAATCCATATAATAACATACATCTTCCCATCTATCTTCAGAATCTGATATATCTTCTTTTATTTCAAATTTATCTGATTCTGGATTAAGTGCTTGGAGTATGCCAAACAATCTTTCCCAATCTGTTCTAAGATCTATTTTTATAGATAAATCTGCAATGCTTTCTTTTTTATAACTCATTTACTCACCCTCCTTAATTAGTTTTTTTATTTCATCGACAATAATACTATCTGTATTATAATCATACTTGCCCTCTGCCCATTCTATTATTTCTTTAATTTTATTATAATCTATTTTCATTTACTTATCCTCCTTTTCAATAAGACCTTGTTTATATAAATAATCATTACATCCTTCACACGCTATTTCTTCATCAGAATTGACCTTAATAATATAATAGGTGGTAAGATTTTCTCTATCGCAGTAAGTGCATTCCATTTATTTTTCCTCCTCTTTTTTAGTTAAATACTTATATATGCAACCAATTAATCCCATCTGAACAACTATTTTTAATACTGAGTTTATATGCCATATCAATTCTTCCATTTATACTACCTCCAATTCAACTATATCACTATTTATAATATTAACTCCATAATCATCATCAATATTATCTTTTAAATAAGCAATAGCATCATTGTCATCAAAGGCATCAAAAACATAATTGATATCTTGCTTATAAATATCACAATGTTGCGATGTAACACAAACTACTGCACTATACATTTGTTCTGTACTCATTATTCGCTCTCCTTTACATTATAATTATATGATTATTTAAAAACTCTTCTTTTCCAATAATTGCATGTTCTATACAATCATCAATATTTTTATAACCTTTACTTATTAACGTATATGTTGAAAAGCTAGGATCAGAAATCTCATAAAATAAACTATCTTTATCCTTTATAAAGAATTGAGACTTATATTTATAAATTTCTGCCCATTTATAACGTGTTTTGATTGCTGTATATTTCATTTTATTAACTCCTTTTCTTTTTTTTATTATTCAAAATCCAAATCCAATTTATAATTATAATCCAAGTGTGAAATATAATGCAGAGATCAAAATGGAGGTTATAATTATAATCAAAATCAATGTTAGTTTTATAATATCTAATATATCTCTCATATTTTCCCTTGTTTTAAAAATTAACTTTATATTTATAATTGAGGTTAATATTATAATCCTAGCCTATTTTAAAGCGTCCCAATCTGTAAAAAGTAATTTATAAAGCCAAGTTGCCAATATAATCAAGTGAATAAAACCTAATATTATATATTCCATTGTTTTAAATCCTCAATTTTAAGGCTATGTTTATATTTTAGTAATATGATACAGCCTATTAATATTATTATTGTTAAAATCATTAATTTTGCTCATTTATTAGTTTATTTTCTAAATCATTTAATGTGGCTATCCATCTGTGAATTTGATTTATACTCTGTGCTTCGTGGACAGAATCCACCCCTTTATTTTCAATGCCTTTAATTTTTCTTTTTGCTTTAGATAATAACTCTCCAAATGCTAATATAATAATATGTTTTTCTGATGTCTTTAATTTCATTGTTTTATTCCCTTAATTTATTCTAAGACTTCGCACAGCTTCACAGCGTTCAAAGTTTCGAGATTTAATCTCTCATCAGTTAGAATTTATTTCTGTAATAGTCTATAGTATCAACTTTTTTATAAAGCTGTTGTTTAAGGTCTTTAATTTCAGCTTTTAAAGATTCGATTTTTTCAGCTTGAGCTTTAATTACTATTTTTTCTTTTGTATCAAGCTTTCTATTTATTTTATGTTTTTGTAGTTCATTCATTTTTATTTACTCCCTTTTTTTATTTTGATTTCCAGTATCTATTTTTTAAGTTTTCTATTTTTATAAACTTAATTTTTAAATTATTATTTAATTTTAATTTAGTTCTAAATACTTTGTTAAAATGGTCGTAATCTGTAAATGACCTCTCATTAATTAATCTATTATTTTTATTAAAGTAATAGATATTTTTATATATAAATCCTAATTTCATATTAATTAATCTCCTTTATTAGTTATAATATTTATTATTAATTAACTCTTCACCAATAATATAAACATACATATTGACAACCTTACAAGCATCACTTAAGTCTGTATATACCTCACCAAAATTAAGCTCCTCATAATCTTTTATAAAACCGATAATATCAAAAGATTTACTCCCTAGCCATTGCTTAGCATCATATGTATATACTATGTAATAATCAGTATTAAATATCTCATGATGTAATTCATTATCTTTTATTAATTGTTTGATAGTTTCATTATCATAATTTTTAATACTATCTTCTAAATATTCTTTTATCTCTTCTTTTTTATATTCCATTGTTATATCCTCTCTTTTAATTGTTAGCTACTGCTTTGTTTGTTTTGCATTCACTACAATAGCATAGATGTAAACTCCAACCAAACCATCTATTTAAATTTTTAGATGAAATTCTGTCACCAGTTAACACAGACAAGATTAATATAAACCTTGAACTCAATGCTAGGTGGTCACTTTTAAAATTCCAAAAAGTTTTAATTGCTGATAATTTGATTCTTAAGTTTTTCATTTTTCTACTCCTTTATTTGTTTTCTTTGTTTTCTAATTTTCTTATAACATCAAAATCAGAATTAGAACATGGTGTGCCATTCAAAGAGTCTATTCTGTACCATTTATCAGTATTGAAATCACCTTCGCAATTTTGCCTACACCAATCTTCAAATGATAAACCATCTATATCAAAATACCACTCATCTACATTTATCCTTAAACACACACTACCAGTCCAAACCTCTATATCATATCTCATGTCATCCCTACTTACGCCAGAAGCCATTTCAATTACACTCAATATAGAATCAAATTCTGATAATCTATTTTTTAATGCCTGTTTTTTTATTAACTCAGTTGCTGTTTGTATTTTCATTTTAAAACCTCTCTTTTAATTGTTAGCTTAATTAGTAACTTAATACAATTTATCGATTATATATGACAATACCTAATACTTTGTAAAAAAAAATGTTTACACTATATAAGATAGTTTATGTAGATATTCTGTTGATGTGTTAAGTATGTAAGTAATTACTTACTGTTATTTATGTAGGATTATGGGCTTGGGTATCTCGCACCCATTCCAAAGGAAAGCCAATTAACAAGAACTATCTACTATATGTTGTATGTGTTGCCCTCAATCTAAAGTATTACTTTATATTTATAGAGGAGAACGCCCATTAAATAAGTTAACATATTGTATGTTATCAGAAAGCAAATAAACCCCCCTATGACGTATGGATTCCTGGGATCCTTAACAGCCTCCATCCCACACAAAATAGGGTTTAAAAGGTCAATTCGGCGTAATAAAAAAAAATTAGAAAATAAGGTCAAAGTTTGCATATATTAGAATAATGAATAAGCTTGCCAAAATAAAAGAAAGACAGAAAGCTGCTGAAATGATGGCATTTAACCCTGAAATGAGCGTAAAAGAGATAGCTACAACGCTTAAGGTTGCCCCTACAACAGTACAACATTGGCGCAGAGACCCAAACTTCGTAGATATGGTTTATGAGCTTTATATGATTGAATTTGGTAGTGATATACCTGCTGTTTTAAAGTCTATGATTAGGGAAGCTAAGGCAGGAAATGTCCAAGCAGCTAGATTAGTGCTTGAGCATAGTGGTAAGCTTGTTAAGAATATAAACGTCACGATTGATAGTCCTTTTGAGAAGTTTTTAAAGGCAGATAAAACGCCTGTAGAGTTTGTAGATGCTGAAGTACAAGATATTGTAGAGGATATTCCAGAGATACAAGATGTTGAGCTTCCAGAGCGTAAGATTGAAGACCAAGAGGAGCGCACTAGGACTGAATATACTACAATTAAGAGGGAGAAGCATAAGCATAGGCGCAAAGTCAATAGAAATAGGATGTATCATTGGAAAAAGCGTGCTAAAGCTGTTGGTGTAGACGTTTTACCTAATGGTCGCCCAACTAAAGCGCAAAAACAGGACTGGATCAAGAAGGTTAAGAAAGCAGAGCTTGAACATAAGAGAGCAAAGAAGAGATGATAGACGTTGTGAGTACTTACTTACTTGTTTTGCTGTTATTTCAGCCTATAGAGGAAATACATAATTGCAATAATCCTAATTTAACTGGAATCGTGCCACATTATGTATGTGACTGGGATGAAGATGATTTTTACACAAACCTTAATGGCCAAAAGGTCTTAAGACAGAAAAGAAAGAAGGATAACGCTATAAAAGCGCATTATAGGAGTAAATACTGGAATGAGTCCAAAAAAATATAGTAAACTTCCACTTATTAGCCGAATTAAGTTTTGGAAGGATAAATATAGAGATATGCCCAATGGTTGGGTGGTTGGTAATTTAATAGGCGAAGAGTATGTAAGCGCTGCATCTAAGATTTCGTCACAAAAAAGGAAGAAAGAGTATGCCAAAGCTAACAAATAAAGAAAGAGATCAGCAATTAAGATGGCTTACAGGCCAAATTCAGAACATGAACACTTTATTCGCAAGTTATATAGAGTGGAGAGGCTTATCTGCTGATTTTCAGAAGCATATTATCGATTTAAACGAAGAAATCAAGAAAAAGGCCCAAGATGATTCAAGCAATGCTAGCGAAGTGGATTCTAAAGAAGGGTAGTATACCTTTTTTATTATTTGTAGGTGAATTAATCGTAAAAACCACTAAATCTAAGAAAGATGATGAGATGTGGAAGAAGATTAAACCTATTATTAAGAAGTATAAGTAATTACCGAGTAGACTCAACCCCACCAACGCCTTGGATAATCACCTTATCGTCAATAGGTATGTCTTCTGGTATAAGCTGGCAGTAGCAATTCTCTTTACAGACCGAAAATCCACTTGCAGGTAGTCCTTCTGCTTGCCAATTTTCCCAAGTATCGATTTCTCCAACCCTAGAGGCACAATCATCGCATATTTTAGGGCTTCCAACAGAAACCCAGCGCATCATTACGTTATCCCCATAAATATTGTCTTGTCCGACCCTGAAACCTTGCATAATACCTCCAACAATTCCACGCTTAATGGTATTTCTGAACTCTCCAAAAATTCTTCCTCCAGCCCTAAGATCATCGGACAATATCTGGATAATTGCTCTATCTCCGACTCCAGATCCTCTGAGTACTGCAATTTCTCGTTCAATTCTTGAAGCAAGTACATCAATTCCATAAGCAAGTCCGAGTGCGACCCAGAGAAGGGTGTCTTCGTCTTGTTGTTCGATTTCTTCGGCATCTAAAAATTCCTCCAGGTTGTCGTACTGTTCAGGCATTATCTTGAAGTCTTCAGCATAGCTTTGTTCATTCTATCTACAATTCTTTTCTCTACCTTATCAAGTGCGCCCTTATCATCTTCCATAGTTGCTATAAATGGTCTCGCTGGAACGCTCCTTCCTTCGGTTGTAGTAAACCCCTCTTGGTGAATAAGTCCATAGTCCATCATCTCAAGCCCATCTTTCGTTCCTTTTATAGAGTCAAATAGTCTTTTTGAGTATAATAATGGCCTAGTCTCTGTGGTAGGCGAAGGATTGTGTCCAGAAAATGAACTTAAGCCCCTTCTTCTTATTTCCAAGGTATTGTTAGATAAAGGTCTAGTAGAAGCAGTTAAAATATTCTTTTTAGTATTCCTGGCGATAGAATCGGTTATTTCTTTATTGGAATCTCCTATAACCTCATCAAAGTCAGCTTTTAGCTTAGAAAACCTGAAATTAGAGGTAAATTTTACGCTATATAATGGTTTTGCCAAATTCTTCCCCTAGTTTTCGTGCTTTCATGATTCGATTGACGTTCTCAAGCAATATTTTGTTAGCTATCTTACCAGCCCACTCTTTTGGGTCTAGTATAATTTCGCTAATATCTCCATCAATTTCAATATCTATTTTATGCAGGTCTTTGATTTTGCTGACGTATTCTCTCAAAGATTGATTGTTGCTCGTTTTCTTGCTTGTTTGCTTTGACAATTTCTCTGGCCTCCTCTATAGATAAATCCTTGTTTTGCTTAACCATCATCTCTGGTTGAGTGGTTAGGTTATTCTGAAGTGCGTGATTATCAAGTAAAATCTGATCTTGAACTGTTTTAGGATACTCAGGCTCAATAAAATCAAGCTTAAGCTCATTTGGAAGGTTAATTCCATTATAACCTGCAATCGCACGCTCAACGTGATACAGTTCATGCTCATACATTCTCCAAAGCTCTATATCATCCTGATAATCTTCAAATCTCTCTAAGTCTTTAATCTTAAGTGCGATACCTGATGGAACCTCGCCACCATCTTGAGCAAATTGAACATATAAGTGATTGTTTTGTGCTACAAGGTCTACCTGGAACTTAACACTTTCAATTACAGAGTCTATATTACCACCTGGAGATGCAATTCCAAAAGTAGAGCCTTCAGGAAGGTCAAGTATCTGATCACTACCAGTTCTCTTCATACCTTTATCACTATAAACGCCTGTAACATAAGGCTGCCCAAACATTTGGAACCTTAAACCAAGCTGAAGCTCGGTCATTGTAATATTAACCTGCTCGTTACACTCAACAATATCATTAGCCCCCTCGACAAAGAAAGAATCTATCTGATTTTCCCTGTGAGTAAATACAAAAGGAATAACGCCATAGCCATGCTGATATTCATTCATTATACTGCCATCTTCATCAAAGTGAGCATAGATATTAGCATCCCAATACGCATATTCTAGTTTTCTTGTATCATAAACCTCATTTACGTTGTGCAAGATAGGATAAGTAATCGCCTGTGGCACAAAAGGATTGTCTCCCATGTGAACATCGAAGTAATATACTGGGCGATAATCAAAATGAGGCATATCCCCATCCCTAAAAATAACTTGGGTCGCTACGCTCCCAACAAGCCTCGTCATCTTCTCGATGTGTTTCATTCTAGCATCTTTTCTAATAGTAAGCTCATCATAGCGAGAACCCATATTACGATTTGCGCCAACATTATAAATTCTTGACATTTTATTTATAAAACGCTTAGTAAAGTTAGCGCTATAAAGAGGAATCTCCCTAAAAGCATCGGCATCAAAGTAACTTGATATATATTTCTGTGTCTCTGTACCTGAATAATAATCTATAAGCTTGTAAATCTCCTCCCTTCTGGATCTAGCTTGGCTTAATTTAAAGTCTTTTATAGATTCTGCTATAATTTGTTCAACTGTGGTCATTATCTATTCCTCATTATTAGTTTATTTCGTTTGATTGGAAATTGGTTTATAAAAAAATACCTAAGCATATCACATCCATGGTCGTGATATCCATCTTTAAGTGGGTCAGGTTTTAAATCTTTGTTTTCAATAGCTTCTGGATAACGATAGTTTTCAAGATCTTGAGCCAACCCCACGCATTTATTATCCAGATGCAAATATCTATCATTATTAGCATTTTCTATAAATCCTCTAACGTGGGTGATTCCAGAAGCAATATTCCTTGAAGTTTTATCTCTTACAGACCTTACATTTATTCCATGTCTTCTAAAAATTTCTATATCTCCTAATCCTGATTGCCCTTGAGCTTGCATCCCTGCTGGGTCACCATAATAAGCTCTGATAGGGTATCCTTTCTGTTCAATTCTAGCAATAAGCTCATCTGTCTTTATATTTTTCTCGTGTATAATCTCGTCAATAACATTTATGTGCCATTCTCCATTTATTCTATGAGTCTGAAACCAAGCTACTGCTGGCATCCTATATCCAAAGTCAATAGAACAATACGTTGGAAAGTTAGGATTGTATGGGAAATGACCAACATCTTTGTTCCTATCAAAGGGATAAACCTTCCCCTCAAACGATGTAAAGGCCGACCCAAACTCTTGGTCAAACATTTCCTTGGACATATTCCTTTTTCTCTCTATAAGAAAAGGGTCTTCTTGTCCATCAGGAAAGGCATATTGATTCTCCCACGAAGGAGCTTGATGCGATTCCCATAATTTATCAGACTGACCTAACAAATAAAGGTCATATATCCAATTAAATCCTTCTGGGGTAGTAATAAAAATACATTTACTATCTTTCTTATCTGCTAGGGTAGGAGATAAATACATCTCCCATATTTTCTTTTTAACCTTAGCTGCCTCGTCAATAACAAGTAGATCAAGTCCAGCCCCCACTAAAGAATCTGGGTTATCTGCTGACTTTGCTTCTACTACGCTACCCCATTTGAAGCGTATATATCGTTCTTTCTCTGAGGCCTTGTCTATATCATTAGCTTTACCAACGACCATTCGCTTCCAAACTTCTCTAAACATGATATCTGCCTTATCATAGGACAAACCAACAAGCCAAATCCTCTTATCAGGCTGGGATGCGTAATAAGTTGCTTCCATAGCTGCTGCTGTTGATTTTCCAAATCTACGACCACACACCATGACAAAAAACCTTGCATCTTCCTTCGATGGAAAGTGCAATTTAATTTGACCATTATGAGGGCTATACCCCATAAAATCAAACCATTTATCCTTAAATTTTTTTAGATTGTTATTAAATGTTTGCATTTATAACCCAACATAATATAAGTTACGCTATAGGAATTATACAAGATATTGTATATTTACTATAAAAAAACACTATATAATGGAGGCAGTATGTCACAAGAAAATAGTCAAGAGGTTAGCGAAACAGTAAGTGAGCAACCTACAGTAGAAACCAATGATAATTCGACCGATATCAAAGGGTTGGTGCTTGAGAATAAAAAGTATCGTCAAAGGTCGCAGGAAGCTGAGGAAAGATTAGCTAAACTTGAAAAAAAGCTTGCTAGTGCAGAGGAAGCCAAACTTAAAGAGAAAGAAGACTTTAAAGCCTTGTATGAAAAGGTCTCTTCTGACAATGAGAGTTTAAATGAAAATGCGCAGAAGTGGAACAAGTATGAAGAGAATCGAAGAAACACTTTATTAGAATCAGCCCCTGAAGAAGAGAGAGAAAGATTAGCAGCACTCGATCTTGATACTCTTGAGTATGTAACAGGAAAAATTACTTCTTCTAAGCCTAATGCTCCAGAAGTGGCTGGAAATCCAAGGGGTTATAAAGAACTTCCGAAAGATTGGACTAAGTTATCGGCCGATGAATTAAGAGATAACTGGGGTGACATTGTTAATCAAGCTAAGGATAGAAGTAAGCAAAATTAAACTACCTTTATAGGTAAGGAGAAACAATGAATCATTTATTAAATAACATTAATGGTTGGGTGCAGAATGGCCCGATGGGTAATGACCGAATGGGAGCAGGTGATTTACTAGATACAACCTCGCTTGGTGGATTTATCCCAGATTTATGGTCTGATGCAATCTACAGCTTTTTTATGCAAACAAATAAACTAAGAGGTTCTGTTAGTGATTACAGCTCTCTAGTTAAGAACAAGGGTGACTCTATTAATATCCCTGCAATTCTAATGCAGACAGCGCAAGATAAAGGCGCTTCAGCTGCAGTTGCTTGGGATACTAACAAAGGTTCTACACCTCAGCCTCACGATGTAACAGCAGTAAACCTTCCAATAACATCTCACATCTATCAAGCTGAGATATTTGAAGACATCGCAGTAATTCAGGCTCAATACGAACTAATCAGCAAATATGCTAAAATGTTTGGTGAGTCTTTAGCTAGAAAAGTTGAGACAGACCTTTGGGCAGAGCTAGATGGATTTCAAACAACAGTAACTCTAACAGCAGACGATGCTATGGCTACTGGTGACCTAGAAAGCATATTAGCTAATCTTTATGAGTTAGATATCGATCCAAATAGATGTTCAATGGCAGTGAATCACTTGCTACTTGCAGACATATTAAATCCAACAGCAGGTATGGGTTCTTATTTCACAAGAGCTGATGCAATACCTGGTGGTGGTTCTGCTGCTGGTGGAAGCCACGTTTCTAATGGTGCTGTAGGACTTATATATGGCATGGATGTATTTTTCTCTCAAGCCATATCTACTGGGGGAACAAGTAGAAGTGGTGCTGTATATGTACCAGAGGCTTGTGCCTTTGCTGCATCTCAGGATGTAAGGCTACAGTCACAGTACGATGTTGATTACCTTGGTACTAAAGTGATTGCAGATATGATATATGGAGTTAAACTACTAGATAGCTCAACAAACAAAATGGGACTTAATTTTGTTAATGCTTCATAATCAGTAAGTTGTTAATACTAAAGGGGGTGGGTAACTGCCCCCTTTATTTAAATGGAGAACATATGATATATTTAAAAAATATTGGTGGGAACATAGCTACACTAAAAGACTCTGAAACAAAAGAGGCTAAAAATTTAATTGAATCAGGCCAGTGGGTAAGAGTGAATGGAATGAAAGACTACACTTTATATCAAGAGCCTAAGAAAAAGAAGAAGGTGGTTAAAAAAGCGAAGAAAGAGGAAAAGTAGAATGGCTGCAGACCCACATTTAAATTCAACTACAGGTCAGCACAGAGTGATTAGGAAAAAGGGAGACCTTAATAGGAATGGAAAAGGTGACTGGCTTAGAATAGACTTGGCAGACGATCAATATAAAAAAAATTACGATAAAATTTTCAAGAAGAACAAGACTAAGGAGAAATAATGGCAGAGACAGATTTAAAAGGATATAGCGCAGCAGAAAAACTCAACAAGATGGCAGTTGATTTAATTACAGTAGTACCTGATATAGCAGAAGCAACATATTCAAATGGTGATCTAATGTGTGAAAACATATCAATTCCAAATGCAACAGCAGTTAAAGGTGGTGTCTGTATATTGCAATCTATAACAGCAATAGACACAACAGACACTGGTGGAACTATATATCTAATAATAACAGACACAAGTGGAACTGATTTAGGTACTGTTGGTAGTGCTGTAAACGCTGCAGTTGCTGTGGCAGATAATAGTGTGGCAATAGTTGAAATTAGTAATTGGACAGACGTTGGTGCTGCAAGAGTTGGGACTAAAGCAAATATAGGCTTAGTAATGAAATCAACAGACACTTACAAAGACTTGAAATTTGGAGTTGTTAATTCAAGTGGTGGCGACATTGTTATTGGTTCGGGTGAAGATATTCTCTTTAAATTTGGCATCGTAAAAGATTAATGTTCCCGACACGTAGAATAACAACAATGGGTGGCGATAAATTCAGAGATGAGTTCTCTTTATCGTTTGATGGTACTAATGATTATATAGATTGTGGAGATAAAAGTGCTTTTGATATACAATCATTTACTATATCGGCATGGATAAAAATTAATGATGTAGATTATAATGGTATACTTAGTCATTATGCTACCAATAATGGTTATAATTTTTTTGTAAATACTGATGGGAAATTGAGGACATATATTGGAGATAATACAGGTGCAAATTCTTTGGTATCAGGAACAGCTTTAGGTGCAAATAAATGGTATCATTGTGTCACAACATATACATCAGGAACAAGAAAAATATACTTAAATGGTGTAGAGGATGGCTCATCAAGTACAGCAGTTACTATAACTTTCCCCACAGGAAGTTTAGTCATTGGAGAAGCTATTGATGCCTATATGAATGGAAACATATCAGAAGTAACCATTTACGATAAAGCATTATCAGCATCAGAAGTTAAAACACTATATAATGGCAGAGAGCCTTATAATCACAAAGAAGGCGTATGCTCATCTAATCTACAAGCATGGTGGCGTATGGGTGATGGAGTGCTTGATAGCCACCTTTCTAAACTTGAAATAATAGGAGATGAAACTAATCCTACTTTAGGTTCTAATTTAGTAGATTCAGATGCAAGTGTATTTGCAAGTGGAACATATGGATGGGAAGCTATAGGTAATAATACAATAGCTAATGTTAGTAATGCTTTGGAGATTACTTATGTAGATGACGATGATGGTGCTGATTTTAATTTAAAAGCAGCTGAAACTGGATTCTCAACTAATTTAACTATAGGGCAAACCTACAAGGTGTCTTTTGATACTAAAATCAATACAGGTTCTGCGAGATGGATAGTATATGATGGTGGAAATTATCATCATGCATATGATACAACTAATACAACATTTGAAAGATGTGAGATTAATTTTGTAGCAACACATGCAACTACTTGTAAGCTCAAAGCATACAATATGAGTTCAAGTGAAGTTTTATACTTAACGAACTTGGTTGTACAAGAAGTTAATGGGAATCCAGGTATTTTGAAAAATATGGATGCATCAGCTTTTAAAGGAGAGACACCTTAATGGATTATAGTAATAGAAAATGGGTAATTGTAAATGTATCTGATATAACAGATGAAATGATTTCAAGTGCAATACAATCATCTATGAGTACGCTAAGAAAAACATTAGATGGCACTCAAGCGATATTAAAATGGGATGGTGACACACCTACTTGTTTTGATGGCATGACAACCTATAGCCATAGTGAAATATTAATAGAACTTGCTAAATCAAATTGGACAGAAGATGAATCTTGATAATTTAAAAAAACAGATTGCACACCACGAAGGCTACGAGCCTAAAGTTTATAAATGCTCTAATGGATTTGATACTATTGGTTATGGGTTCGCTATAAAAGATCTATACATGGATAGAGAGACTGCCGACCTAGTCTTAGACAATAAGATTAAAGGAATTATCAAAAGCATAGGCTCTAATGATGACTGGAACGAATGGTTCTGGGATAAGCCTAAAGCGATAAAAGAAGTCCTCATTAATATGATATTCCAGATAGGATTCTCTGGAGTACGAAAATTTAGAAAAACAATACAATACATAAAAGATGATAACTTTAAGATGGCTGGTGAGGAGATGCTCGATAGTAAATGGGCAAGGTCAGATAGTCCTAATAGGGCTAAAGAGTTAAGTGAGATAGTTAAGTCACAATAACAAGCCAGGAGGTCTATGATAGACCCTAAGAAGTTGATTTGTCCTAATTGTTACCATATAGGCATGTCTAAGCAAGGTAGATGCGCTACAACAGACAAGCAGAGGTATGGTTGCATTAAATGTCGCTCAAAGACAGTATTCCCAATATGGGATGCTGACCACGATATCGTACGAGAGAACGTAAGATTATCTAAGCAGAAGCAGAAGGCTCAGGACAACAATAGAATCTACAATAAGGCATTTCGTGAACATGCTAGAATAGAAAATGCTGTAGAAGAGTATACTAAAGAATTAATAACGCTTTTTGAAAATAACAAGTTAAGTAAGACGACCAGCAAGCATAGAACAAGTAATAAGGCTGTTGGGGTTATACAATTTAGTGATGTCCACTTCAACGAATTGGTCGAATTAGAAAACAATCGATATGATTTCAAGGTTGCATCATCAAGAGTAAAACATTTCGTAAATAAGGCTAAAACCTACTTTAAAACAGCAAACATAAGCAATGTAGTAATGGCTTTGACTGGTGATTTAATGAATAGCGATAGAAGACTCGATGAACTTTTAAATCAAGCTACAAACAGAGCTAATGCGACATTCCTTGGTGTGGACATACTGCAACAGGCTATACTTGACTTAAATGAAGACTTTAACGTCACTGTCGCATCTGTTATTGGTAATGAAGGTAGAGCTAATAAAGAGATGGGGTGGAGTGATGTTGTAGCCTCAGATAACTATGATTATACGATATTTCAATGTTTAAGGTATTTATTTAGAGATAGTTGTGTTAAATTTATACATGGGGATCCATCAGAATTAGTAATAAATGTCGCAGGTCAAAATTTATTAATGCTTCATGGGCATGGCTCGCTAAGAGGAAAACTAGACTCCTCAGTGAACCAAATCGCTGGAAGATACTCTTTAAAGGGAATAAAGATTGACTACGTTATATTTGGGCATGTTCATTCAGCTAGAGTGGGCGATAATTTTGGTAGAAGCTCGTCAATGGTTGGAGCTAATGATTATTCAGAGAAGGCTCTAAATTTAAATGGCAGGGCAAGTCAAAACTGCTACATCTTCTATAACGATGGGAATAGAGATGGAATCAAGGTAGATCTTCAGAATGTAAAGGATAAGGGTTACAATATTAAAGAATCACTGGAGGCATATAATGCAAAAAGTGCAAAGAAAAGACAGAAAACAAAAACAATCTTTGAAGTTGTCGTATAAGTATTGGAGTAATGCAACGTCACTTCCAACATTTTACAAGTAAATGGAAGGTAGGCAAAAGCTAGAATCCTTTAAGGTGGAAACGCCTGTAGGTTCTTTTGAAAGTGACAGTGGGAATCATGTTGTAGATGTCTTATCTGTCTTTATAGTAATAGTAGCATTATATGTATTTAAAAAATTTGTAATTAAATAATGGATATTTTTGAGTTAATTAGGGAATATGGCGTTAGTCTCGTGGGTTTAGTGGCCCTAGCATATTACGTAAAGACTCAGAACGATTGGATAACGAACGAGCTACAGACAGAGCTTAGAGAATCTTTTACTCGTCTTGAATCGATCGTGATTAAGCTTATCGACAACAGCAAGAAGGTTGAGATAAAGCAATCAGAGCTAAAGGCAAGTTACAGGGCGATAGTAGAAATCCTAGCATCTATGAGTGGCAATGGATTAAAAGAAAAATTTATGCGAAAGCAAGACAAACATTATTAAAAGGAGATAACATATGTTAGATTCAGTACTAGGAGTATTAAGTAGCAATTCAGGTTTAATGGTAGGTGGTGGAGCATCTGCAATGGTTTTATGGGTACTAAAGAAAGTACCTAACGAGCATATCTGCTCAGTCATTGAAACAGCATGTGAGAGTGTTGGCAAGGTAATGACTTTAGGTTTAAGTAAATGGAGCGTCACTAAAAAGGTTTGGAACAAGACAGTGGAGCCATGGTTTATAGACTTAATAGATAACATTTTCGGCTCTATGGTAAGAGGTTTTATTAAGGGGCTAAGAAGTGATGATAAAGTGGCTAGCAAATAAACTAAATCCACTTATACAAGGACAAGGGTGGGTCACAAACATATTTAAAAGATTAGAAAAGATAGAGGGGCAGGCTCACCCCCCTCTATTTGAGAAAGAGCAAGTAAACAAGATACACAAAAGATTAGAAGACTTGGAGACAGCAAAGTTTGTTGAGAAGTTTCCAAGAATGAAGAATTACGAAGGCACAGATTAATGGCGTTTATAAACGAAAATACTTTAAAATTGCAGAACAATCTATCATCAGATAGACAGGTGGTTAAGATCAATGATGATTCTACTGGGTTATTGCTTAAAGATAATCGTGTTTTTGTAGAGGAGCAACCAACAGAGGAAAATGAAGTTGCGACTAAGAAATATGTAGATGATAATGATTTTGCAGGCAAGATTATTGGTTATACAAGGTTGCAAGGGGATTTAACAAGTTCAGTATCTTATGAAATTCAAAATGCAATCACAGTTGAGGATGATACCCATAAAGTATCTTTCAAAACCCCTGACAGTGAATTAGTCGAAATTGAAGCTCATTTTGCTATAGATGTTAGGTCTACAAGTACAAGAATAGATATAGGACTGAGCAGTGCAAATGCAACAGATGGCTATTCTGCTGTATCGGCAGAGCTTGAATATGATGGTGCTATAGGTCTTTATTATAGTGATGGTGAATATGATGACCATGTCAAGACTGTAAAATGGGTTTTAAATTCAACTCATTTAGCAGCTATAGGTGAATCAAATGAATTTTGGATAGGGTTTGGCACAGCAGGCTCAACTAAATCTGCGTACTTGTATTATGGATTAAGAGTAACACATGGTTTATGTGACCCCCCATTTATTATTAAGGCGACAGTATTGCCATCAACAATATACGATGGGCAATAGAGGAGATTTATGAGTTTATCAGGGAAGACATTAAAAGCAAGCTATGTAGATTTATTGCAATTAGATAATTCTAATAGTGGAATTTCTACAAGCACAAAAGTTGTAAAAGATGGTAGTGGGACTTCATCTGCTTTAGCACTTTCAGATGACCAAGTTAGAATTGCACCTATTAATGATGATGCTACAGCGACACTTATGGTTAGAAATACTTCAGGTGACGTGGTTATGCAAGTAGATACAACTAACGAGCTTGTTTATGGTTCAGGTAATATAGTAAACACTCAGTATGCACACTTCAATACAGGTAATTCAGAATCTACAAATTTTATAGACGACACTCATCACGCTATTCCATTCTCAAGTGCTAATTTTGGTTCTTCTATATCAGGGTATCACCCTGCATTTGGCACAGGGACTGACCCTGCGACAACATTTACAACAGCAGATGCAAATGGAACACGAGCAAGTGACTTAGTTCCAGTTCTATGGTATATACAAGATAATATATCCATAGATGCTGTTACTTCAATAGAGGGTGCAGATGCAGCCACAGGTGACACAACTCGTATGCACTTATTTAGCTATGATTTTACATCAGGGGCAACATCGTGCTTAACAAATGGAACATTATTAGCACACAATAGTGATGTAACTAATGCAGGTAGTGAGCAACCATATTTAACTAGTTGGACAGTAGATAGTGCAGCAGTAACATCAGGAAAAGTAATTTTAGCGTTTTTAAGGTCAGATAGCGTAAACTCTGACTATTCAGTAAATATAACAGTAAAGTATCATTTAACGTAGGAGAAGAATTATGGGTTTAGGAGCAGGTGGCGACACACCACAATATGGAACAATAAGTGGCAATGTCTTTAGGGGAGGAAGGAGAGCCTCGAAACCAATCACATCTATTAGCAAATCTATAGGCTACAGTGACACTACTAATGATTTGCTTTTAGATATCAGCAAAGACTCTAGCGCTTCAGCGCAAAAGTCTGGAGATATATCGATGGTGCGAGTATCTAATACTGGTTCTTTCCCAGCGATAGCAATATTTGGATTCCAACAATGGACAGATGAGGATACCATAGGCAATGAAAACTTCCTACATTTCCTTCTAAGTCCTGGTGAGGTTATTACAATGCCAGCAGTTAGAGCAATAATGACTGACAATGACACAGACTTATATGAAGGAGACGTAATAACATCTGTAGCGCCAAATTCAAATGAGTATGTAGACTCAACAGCAGATATAGACACAGCCACATCAGGTGACGTTGCATCGGATGCCACAGTAACTACAATTTACCTAGAAAATGGACACTCTAAATTTATTAGAGTTGGAGATTTAATTAGACTTGAGAATGAAATACTTGAGGTTTTAACTGTAGGGACTGGAGCTGACCTAGCCAATAGTACGATTACAGTTAAAAGAGGAGTACATGGATCTACAGCAGCAACTCATGCAGATGACGTTGCAGTTAGATTGCCATTCTTCAACGCATATCATGACTATGACAAGTATAGTGTAGCCCAAACAGATAATCTTGGAAGATTTAAAGCTATGAATTTCTTTGGATATGGTAGAGCATCATCGGCTCTATGTGGAATTATGCCAGGCTCAGTAGCGATACAGTTCTATACTAAAGGCTATCAAGGCCTAGGGCTATCAGATGTAACATCAAATACACCTACAGGATTAACAGCATCGACCACATACTACCTAACAGTAGCAGCAGATGGTGGTTCAGCCTTAGAGATAAGCTTTACTACAGATGCAACTAATGGTAATTTTGGTGGCGCTAATGGTCTGATATCAAAAATACAAGACGCTTTAGATACAGCTTATTACACAGCAGGCAATCTATTTGAGAAGAAAGTAAACGTATTTATTAGGGGTGGAGATGTAATATTTGAATCACAGACAAAACTTTCAACATCAGCAATAGCACTAACAGCAGGAACAAGTGGCGCTGGAGCATCAGTTAGATTCTTAGCTCAGGCTAATGGTAGAATCCCAGCACTTGCAAATGTACCAAGCGCAGTAAATGCTAGGCTTGAGGCTGATACTGTATATGATCCAGTAACATATTCCTCATCGACTAAAGATATTTTCGTTAGAGACGATGGATATGGAAATCTAAAGTATAGTGGAAGCAATGTAGGTAGAATCAATTATGAGACAGGCGCTGTAGATTGGACAATCAGTAGTTGCCCTAACGCAGAGTTTGTTGTAAGCGCTCTATATAACTCACCACTTAGTGGAAAGCAAGACGCAACAGACGCAGCTAAGATAAATTCTCTTATTGAGGTACTTGGAAACACTCCTCAGCAGAAGGGTAGCGCAAAATTAAAAGTAGAAACATTTTAGGAGATAATTATGCCAAAGGGTAAAGGAACTTATGGGAAAAAAAGAGGAAGACCCAAAAAGTCAGCAAAAAGAAAAACGAAACGAAAGTCTATTAAGAGGAGATAAGTATGGCATCAGCACCAATATATTGTACGCACGCAGAGTTTAAAAGAGTATTTCCTCAGATAGATGACTATGATCAGAAGGTTCCTGTATATGGATGGGTAGAGGTCACAAGCAATAAATATGCTGCTCACGATAGTGGCCATGTAGATCAATTATTCGTAGATGGAGAATCTTTGGGGCCAGCACAATCTGCTCACACCGACTTGAATGTTGAGGGAGAATGGTTCTACAATTCTACTGATGATGTACTTTACTATTACTCTGCTAGCAACCCTCTAGATAAGCTAATGGAGGCAGGGGAGCTTTTCACTGCAATGGTAACCCAATTCAGAACAGATGCAAGTAGATACCTAGATTCTAGGCTTGACCCTAAGCTACCAAAGAATCAACTTAAAGATAAGAATGGTAATTTTGATTACATGGTAATAAGGACAACAGCTCTGTACGCTGCTTCTTTTATGGTAAAGACTAAAGACCCAACATCAGAGCTTGCAACTGCGCTTATGACAGAAGCTGATAATAATGTGCAACTTTTAAATGAAGGTAGAGCTGCGCTTTCTTGGCAGAATACTGGAGATGCGTCTAAGGGCGTACTTAGAGATGTTACTTATACAGAGGGTAAGGTTAGGCCAGTTGATTTTAGAGGTAGAGCAGGTGGGGTTGATTATGATTTAATTAAAATCACTATAGGCACTGGTGGAGTTATAGGTACAGCGACATACAATGTATGGGTAAAAGATAGTAATGGGTTAAAGCAAAACCAAGTTGTTACAGACGAGAAAATAACTGGAGATTATCAGAGTTTAGCTCATGGCTTACAAGTTAGGTTCGCAGGAACATCAGATGCTACTGTAGCCACAGCTAGCAACGAATGGGAAGTTGAAGTCAGAGGATACAACGAAGAAGTTGATACTGGCGACCTAAAAGGTATAAAGATGACTAGAAGAAGGCATTATTTATAATGGCTGTAACTTTTACTAACAACTTTAAGAATATTCTTGATAAATTAAAGAACATTTTAAGGACAGAATTTAAGGGTGCATTGCCTGTATATATAGGCCATGAGACCAATCAAGCAGGTGCGCAGTTTTTAAGGCTAGATCCAATAGGGTCAGAGCTAATTGAGTACATGGTTACGTCAGAAAGTAGAGAATATACAGTAAATATGTATTATTACTTTCTTGACAAGAATATTAAAAAAACTTCTCTTGACCATGTGCTTCGGTATATGTCAAGAATTGAGGCGCTGATGCACGATTACACTAGCACGACCTTAGCAGATAGTAGTAATCTATATAATGGTAGGATTGAATCTACTGCATTAAACGCATTAGATGAACAAAATGAATATGTAGTTGAATTTGTGTGGAAAGGTCAGCACACAGGAAATATCTCTTAGGAGGGATTAAAATGAAAGTAAAGCTAAAAAATCCACAAGCTCTTCCCAATGCTTGGAAAAGCTGTGGAATGACAATAGAAGAGTGGAAGGATTTAGAGGCAGGAAAAACTGTTGAAGTTAAATCTCTCCCTGAGTTAATTAAAGATAACATAGATGTTGTTGAGTCAGCATCAAAAAAGGGGCAAAGCCCTAAAGGAGCTAAATAATGGCGACATCGGCACATACATTTTCCCCTAAAGAATGGAAGGCAGCTATTGTATCAGATGCGACTAATGCAGGCGCAACAGGAATAGGAACAACAATGTATCAATTAGACGTTGATTCAATATCTTTTCCAACACTTAATCCTACACAATCATTAGATGTGAGGAGTGGCGTGGGGCATACTCTAAAGGATGAGGATTTTTTCCAAGATAATAAAATGAGAGTAGTAGAATTATCTCTTTCAGGCACACTACACGATGACGTAGGTCATAGATTACTACTTGCTAATATTTGTGGAGCTGCACAAGCAGACGATACAAACCAAACGATTGCAAGTGGTCATAAAATAATATCTCAATTATATGGTGCAGCAGTAACAAATAACGCATCATCATTGACTGTAGTATTACAACCATCAGATGTTTCTAACCAAACAGGATTAGAGCTTTTCGGTTGTGTGGTTACTAACTTCGCAATTTCGGCTGATTCTGGAACAGAGGGTGGAAGATATAAATGGTCTGCTACTTTACAGACAGGTAAGACACCTGATCTTGCTTCTACTGCTAATCCTACAATAACTGCATATGCAAATACCACTACAACAACTTTAGGTTCTGCTTCAGTGACAAAGATATATAATAAGGATGCAATGCTAAACAGTTTTACTACAACAATCGATTATCCTGCTGTATTTACAGGCATGTCATCAACAGGATATCAAGCTGTAGCTAGAGGTGCAGAATGTTCGGTAACTCACGACTGTCAAGTTAAATACGACTCTGAGACTAAGGGTTTTGTAAACTCATTCGATACTCAAACTGCTGCAATAGCAGAAAACGCATTTATTATTGCTAACAATGGCAACTTTGGGGTAGATACAGCTAATGGTGTATTGACCAATGTGGCATATTCAGAGGGCGATATAATGATGCTTGATGTTTCGATTAAAGCAGTAGATGATGGCACTGACGCATTATTAGAAGTCGAGCTAAGTGATTAATAAATAACTAAAAAAAGAGGGGAATTATGGAATTTAAAACAAAGTCTGGAAAGAAAGTTGTTTTTAAAGACATTTCAATAGATGAGAAGGATACGCTCCTAGATTCTGTTGAATATAATTACGATGAAGATGGTAATGTAGGCACATTTAAGATGATGAATACTACTATCACTAAGTGGATCAGAAGTGGACTCAAGGGTGATACCTCTGATAAGTTTTTAGGAACACTTACAATGGAAGATAGGACAGAAATCTTCTTAGCTCTACAACAATATATACTTGTGGGGGAGAAGAAAGCCTCCAAATAGAACTCAATGTCATGATTGAGCCATGTGGGGGCTGTCAATTCCATAATTTTCCTTACGAGGCAAGGTTGCCTGTCATGATAGATGGAAAGTATGAAACTCGCACGTTTAATTGCGAGGAAGACGTTTGGGAAGTGATACGTTTAATTATAGAAGAAACCAAGGAAGTGAACTTGAGAGACAATAAAAACTTTAGTACAGCAAAATCAGTCCAATCCCAGCTTCCTTTCTTTGCTTGCAATAATGTCATATACGACAATGATTGTCAAAAAGATATCCAACGATACATATACTGCGAAAACTTCGGGATACAACCCTATAATGGCGCTTATGGAGACCAACCAGGTAGATGGGTACAGAAATCCTTTATTATAAAGAAAGTAATTAATAAGATTAAAGAGAAGGCTACAAGCGATGGCAAATAAGATAACAGTAAAATTTGAGGCACAAGGGTCTAAGGCATTAAAGTCTGCTATAGACCAACTACACCTATCCCAAGTAAGGCTAGAAAAAGGGACAGAGGCATATAAGCGTGCGCTTTCAAAGCTAAATAGAGAGACAGAACTCAATAATAAGCTTACTCCAATGTCTGTAAGAAACAATAGACTCTTAGGAAACACTTTTGCTACACTTCGTTCAAAGCTTTTGCTAGGTGCGTTTGCAATGACGTTGGTTAATAAAACTTTAGGTGCGATGACAAGGGCGCATGGCGAGCAAGAATTGGCAGAAAAGAAGCTAGAGCAAGCACTTGGGAGAACAAGCGATGAACTTTTAGTCCAAGCATCAGCATTGCAGAAAATAACAACCTTTGGGGATGAAGCTACAATAACAGCTCAGTCTCTATTGGCTGCTTTTATTAAAGACGAAGACCAATTAAAAAAGGCTACAGTTGCAACTCTTGACTTAGCAGCAGCTAAAGGGATGGACTTAAACTCAGCAGCAGACCTTGTTGGTAAGACCCTAGGATCTTCAACCAACTCTTTATCTAGATATGGTATTGAGGTTACTGGCGTAGTTGGCTCTACCGAAAGATTAGACACTCTTACTAAAAATATAGCGAAAACATTTGGGGGACAAGCTAAAGCTCAAGCAGAAACATTAACTGGCTCAATAGAACAGATGAAGAACGCCATAGGAGATACTTTCGAGTCCATAGGTAGCGCCTTATCTCCAGCAGTTATATCTTTAGCAGGCTTTTTTAAAACAGCAGCAGAAAGTGCTGGAGAATTTTTCACCAAATTAACCGAAACATCTTTAGATACCACTATAAGAAAACTAAAGGAAATGAGCCAAGAGACTTTGAGGTCACAACTAGTTGTTGCTAAGAGGGCAGAGTCTGAGGCTAAGGCTAGAGTATCAAACCTAGAAACAGAAGATGATCTCAGAGAGAGGATTGATAATGGTAGGATAGCTGCTCTTGATGAAACTAACGATAGACTAGCTGCAGAGCATTTTCTAATTAAAGAATTTGGCTCTATAGATGCTGCTAGATTGCAAGCATTGTTTCATGCGAATGATGCTTATGGCAAACTGATTCAGAAGCAAATATCTATAGTAGAACTAAGTAAAGGGGCTGTTGATATACAAGATATCGGCATAGCTAGGGATGAAGAAAAACTTGCTTTGTGGGAAAAATACAGAGATGCGCAACAACAAGTTTTGGATATCCAATCTCAAATCAATGAGCAAGATGATGATTTTATTAATAATACTAGTGAACAAATTAAAGACACTGTGTTCCTCTCAGATCTTAAATGGAAATCAAAAATGCGTGAAATCGCCATGGAAGAAAAGTTGCAAAATGCTATGAATGCAACAGCTACCCAATCGATGAAATCAGCAGGAACTATAAAAACTGCACATAAAGATGTGATGAACGCTATGGTTCAAGAATACGTTGCCAGACAATCTTTAGTTATTGCAGATGCTATTGCAAGTGCCTTTAAAGCTGTGCCATATCCTTGGAATTTTGTCGCAGCAGCAGGAGCAGGAACAGCAGCAGGCGCATTGCTTAATACTTTAGCGCCTAAGTTTGAAACTGGGGGACTAATTGGTGGTCAAAGACATAGCCAAGGTGGAACAATGATAGAGGCAGAGCGTGGCGAGTTTATTATGAGCAGAAATGCTGTAGAGTCTATAGGCGTGAATACCTTAGAGGCAATGAATGCAGGTGGTGGTGCTGTCAATATTAATATTACTGGAAACGTGATGAGTTCTGACTTTGTAGAAGGCGAGCTTGCAGATAAAATAACAGAAGCTGTTAGAAAAGGTGTAGATTTCGGCATATCATGATAACGATTCCTGAACAGATACAGAAAGACTTAATTACTGATGTTAATAATTTTGACGTTATGGCTGTCATTACATCAGCTAGCGACACATTTTACTTCTCTACAAGAGAACAATATTTTGAAGATGTGTATTTTGAAGACCTAGACCTTAGAATCAGCGCATTAAAAGAATCAATAAATTTTAAATCAAAGAAAGTAAAGATGTCTGGAACTAGCATAACCTTAAATAATTATGCTAAGGATGGGGTAAGATTTACAGATAGAGCTAAATATGGAATACTTAATGCAACTGTAGAGATTTACCTAAAGACAGGAAGTTGCGAGACGTTAGAAGAATGCGCAAAGCTTGCTAAATTAAAAGTCACCAGATTCGACCAAAGCCCAGAGAAAGTTACATTACAATGTGATGAATTTTTATCAGAGTCTCTGCATACTGAACTTCCAAAGAAAGAATACACCCTATACTCAGAGGATAATGATGGCGCTACGCTTGATGGAAAGACTTATGAGGTTTATAACGAGCAGAGAGTGCCTATCCTATATGGTCATTTAAAAGAAGCCCCAGCTATTACATTTATAGATAATGATGATGGCGCTATTAAAGTTATCCCTGATAGGGCAATGCTTACTAATGAGGAAATTGGTGGCGTAAAGCCAATGGATTTTATAGACTTATACAGCGATGGTGGATCTGGCTCAAATGTTACTGACCTAGTAGAGCAAGACGTAATGACTGTCAAACTAGGCGAGGGTGGTGCGAGAGTACTAAAAACTGCCTATAGACAGAATAATGATAGGCTACACGATATATATTGGGATAAACAATTTGATATATATAATGATTATATAGAGTTCTACACAGACGAAATATATGATGCCTCTCCATACATTAGACAAGATGTATTGCTAGTTTCTGAAAATTCAAACCTAAAAAAGGTTACAAATTTTAAAAATGCTTACGCAGTTCACACTAGTGTATCTGGGCAGATTGGGACTAAATTCGGTAGATATGAAGCAGGTGATTTGATTGAAAATCAAATAGAAAACTCTGATATATTATCTGATATGGCTTGCCAGTGGGGGAGCAGTTCTGACTCTGATGGCCAATACACAATAGAAGGTGGCCATATTAATATACAAAATTTATCAGGGCAGGCAGCAAACCATTACATTGTAGATAATCCTTGTATGTCTCTCGAATTTGAAGCCATGAAATCAAGCTCTGATATATATAAAGGCAAAAGTGGGATAGAAACACCATCTGATGTCAATTTAATATCTTTTATGAAAATTACAATGTCTGCTATTGATCATATTTTTGCATACGATAGCAACCCAAGGTTTATAGCTTGTTTTTTCCCTGAAACTGCTGACCACTATTATGATAATTTTACTATTCAGCTTGATGGGAGTGAAATAGATGGTCTGTATAATATAGATGGTATGGGTTTTAGCTCAGGTACATTAAATGGGGTAGACCCTACGCCAGGAGACCCTATGACAGGATTTTTAGATGCCGATGACCTAGAAAAGCACGCCAGAACAATAATAGATACTTGCCCCATGAGATTAAGATTTGATATGGACTTAACTAATGATGGGGCTATATATACTGATTATAGGCATCCATTTAACGTACCAACTAATGGGCCTACAGACAATGAGGTCAATCAATGGAGGAATAGGGGAGATTTAATAACAAATTATACAATGCACGACACTAATTCCTTTTTAATAAATTTCGTTCCATTAAAAGATACTCTTGGATATAAAACAAGAATAAATCTGTTTGCAGAGTTCAAGGGGATGTTATTACGAAGGACTTGGTATCAAAAAAATGCTATTAATAATAAATTTTATTTAAACGCAAAAGGAAGATGCTCGATTCAAAATGATATGAGAGTAAGAAGAGTTCAGGGACTTCCAGTTGTTTATTGTAGCCCAAATAATAAGATAGGCCCAAATCCAGATTCGCACCAAGATGAAGAAGATAATATTTATGCACTATTAATAGACTACCTTGGAAATGATAAATTAAAATACACTCCTATAACAGATGATAAAAAAGAAATTATGCTTAAATTTTCCCATAACGCATCTGATACTCCCTCGGAGATGCAAGGTGAGGTAAATTATATTTATGATTTAGAGATAAACCAAATGTATAATTTTTGCACTAGTTCTTTCTCCAAGCATACTATAACAATTAATGGAACTTTATATAGACACTCAACAGAAAATGAATTTACAGATGCTATTGATAGCTCCGATCATATTGCAATAGATGTTAGACTGGTTCGTTGTCTTAAAAATCAAGATGGCAGCGTAGACGAAGAATCAGAAGAAGAAATTGATGTTTTTAGCGATAGAATGGATGAGCTAGATTTTAATCTTCCTGCCCCTGATGGTGAAGAAAGTCACGTTATTGTCAGGTTTAATGAAGACTATATCTATAGTGATGTTAAAAAATTAATAAAAAGACCCAAGAATATCATCAATAGCTTATTATCTAGCGAATTTGGAACAAGCAACCTTGTTAGTAAAAACACAGCAGACGCTAACTATGAACTAAACTTTTCTATAGATAAGCCACAAAAGACTGTAGATGTCCTTCAGAACATAGCACAAAATACAAATTTCTTTTACAAGACTAGCATCAGCAGCTCAGACCCTACTGTGGTGGGCATATTAAATTCATACAGCGAGGCAGATAAAACAATATTCGTTGATTATATAGAGTCTTATAAATTCAGCAAAACTAAAATAGAAGACCTTGCGATTAAATGTAGGGTTAAGTATGGCTATGATTATATTACAGAAAGCTTTAAGCATGTAACTCAGGAAGTCACATCTACAAACATCGAAGACTATAAGAATTTTTATGGACTTACTACTGAGCAAGTCGAGGGCGATGATTTCCTATTAGAACATGAGGCCCCATATATCCAAGATGAGCCTACTGCTCTCTTACTTAGAAATCATTTACATGAATTACATAAAAATCAGCACACTGTTGTAGACTTTAAACTTAATCTATCTCAGGGCTTTGAATTAGAGGTTGGAGATACTATAAATTTTGCAACCATAGGTGATGGGGACTATACCTCATTCTTCTCTCCTTATGGGGTAGATATTATGGCAGAATCAGGACTACCTTACCTGCAGTCTTTAGAGGGACAGGCTCAAGCAGTCCTTCCTTATTTTATGATAACAGAAATTAATAAAACAATGAGTAGCGTTTCGATTAAAGCAATACAGCTACATGCTCTTGAGGGTGCAGTACAAGCTCCTGACCCAGACCCAGAGGATGACGAGGAAGAGGAAGAACCACCAGAATTAATCCAAACTCCTGGGGATGTTCTTATAGATGGGGTTCCATATCAACAATCAGATTATGATATGATGCGTTGGCATTGCTTTTATCCTGAGGATGCAAACCTAAGTGAACAACAACTATTAAATGGAGATTTGAATTTAGATGGAAACGTAGACCTACTTGACTTAATAGAATTTATCAACTATATCATAGCAGGCATGGGGGATAGTTATTCCCCTGGTGACGTAACTCTTGATGGAGATGGATATGTAACACAAGAAGATATTGATTTAGTACAAGCTTACATAGATGACCCAGTGGCAAATCCACTCAGCCTACAGCAAATTGCAAATGCAGATATTGATTTAAGTGGCGTAGTAGATGAGGAAGACCTTGTTAAAATAGGAAAACTAGCTGTATTTCCTCCAGAAGATGTTGAGCCGATAGGATCGATTCTTATTAACACTAGCGAAGATGGTTCTAATGGCGTTGTGTCAATGCAGTATGATGGAGATAAAATAACCATAGTAATAAATTCGTCTACAACGATTAACCCTGATTATGATTTATCAGAATATTTAGAAGAAACCTTGGGGGCTAACCAAACCCTCGAGGGAACTGTCGTGACATTCCAACCTGTTCTTACTGGAGATTTAGACACCCCACCATGGGACTGGTTAAATGTAGCTGGAGATTACTCTGTCTTGTCAATTACATATGATAACCCAAACTACACTATAGTTCTTGACACAGGCGACCTAGGGATATCACTTGACGACATTGGAGAGACTAATGATGCAAACGTAGAAATATGGGGAACGCCAGAGGATGTAGACCCACCAGACCCACCAGACCCACCAGGAGAAGGGCCTGAAGGATATGTAAATTGGTTTGATACTTCATATTTTACAGAAGAATTTATCAACAATCCTAGCCAACATAATAAAACTAGGCTTAATGTGGGCGTGAATTCATACTGGGGTATTAATTACCTATTAATCGTTCTTCCTTTACAAGCGATAGTTACTGGCCCAGAACATTATACAAATATTAATAATGCCACAGTGACTAATTTTGAATCTCAAACAGATTCGGCAATGCCAAGTCTTGAGCCTTGGTCAATTCAAGGTAAGGGGCCTGTTAAGCTTACTATTGAGCATAGAGATACTTTTAATTACGATGCTTTGAGTCAAGAGCAGAAAGATTCTTATGATAATATTATAAAATTTGCAACGTCTGATTTTACATTTGATTATCTTTCTTATGGAGATGCGTGGACTGGGGGTTGGAGCGCTTTTAGTAGTTCATGGTCTTCTGGATGTAATGTTTATTTTAATCCTTTGAAAATATATGACAAGTATGGGAATAGACCTACAGTTGAAAATGGAATAGTTACTTTTAATGTAGGTGAGTCTGATGAAGATACTATAAATTTAAACAAGACTGGCCCAACTGGTGGTTTTGCAAGGCCAACTTTTCAACATGACCTTATTTTTAAGCTATGGGTTATAGATGGATATGAATTAACAGCAAACCCAAATGGTTTTGTTTAATGAGCGCATCTATAATACAATATCAAGACCATGTTGATTTCGACTCTAAAGGAGTAGTTAAGATTTTAGTAATAGAGTATAGTGGGAAGATGTCTATTGAAATGAATATAAATGCAAGAAAAGTTGTCATGTTAGATAAAATTATAAAAATATTCTTCAATAAAGACACCCAAGTCCAAGACACGCTCTTTACTTACAAAGGATGGATGAATATTAAAAAAGCAACATCATGGGGCGCAAATGGCAAGGACTCAGCATCAATAAAACTCCTAGACTCGACATTCCAAAGAGTTTCTGACAAGTGGGATGAGTCTGAAGATAAGTGGGAGTGGTATGATGATTTTATAAGTATGTCAGGCGAAACAAGAAGAAGTATTACATACCCTTATAAGGGAATAAAAATTAAAAGAACACCAAAATTTAGAAGGAAGAGTTATGGCAGAAACATATAGTGTCCCAGGCACACCCAGAGTATATATAGATAATGTTTTATTCGCACGTTCTATTGGGATGCCATTAAGTGTAACAACAGGAAGTAAATTATTATGGGATATGGATCCAGTTAGAACAACTAACTATCAGTTAGGGGAAGTTCTTGAAATCCACTCTGAGCTTCTTGTACCTACAGCGAGTCAAGGAACTAGCAATGGATTTTCAGATTTACTTAGTACGTCTAATTATGTAGGTGTGCTTAACCACAACCTTTTTACTGGAGGCAATACAGTCACAGTTAGACTAGAGGCTAACAATGTTGACATAACTCCAGATGATAATGTAGGTAGCTTTTCAAGCGTGTCCTCTGATGGATTTATGCTAGCAGATATCGACATTGGAGAGACACTTGTACAATTTGACTTTAGGATTCGTGACACAAATTGGGAAAATGGTGGATTATTATCCCCTTCACACAACTACAATATAGGTTGCTTTTCACTTGGAACATACCTTGACTTCCCTGTAAGCCCAGACCTTAATGTCAAAATGGGATACTCTCACGAAGGCGTGCAGAGCAAGAGAACTATCGCAGGAAAAGATTTAACTCACGTTTCTTACTCTGGCTCACCAAATTGGGGAGACTTGCCACCATTTACAATAAAAGATGACGACAATGATACTATAAATTTCTCAGGCGCTGGATTAACTGGAAGAAAGACTTGGGATATGAAATTTTCGTATGTAGATAAGACCGATATGTTCAATGCAATACAATCTGGAAGTTCAGCAGGAACATACACTAGTGGTGGGTTTGCCGAAACATCCTCTATAATAGGAACGTATTTATCTAGGACTTTGGGGGGAAAATTGAAGCACGTACTGCAGCCAAATCGAGATAAGAATGAATTTTACATGGTGAAGCTAGACCAAAAATCTACAAGCATAACTCAAGTAGCACATGGCGTATTTGAAATTTCTTTTAAGTTTGTTCAGGTTTGGTAGGCTTATATAGCTCTAGTTCGTCTTTTAACTGCCGATATCTACGCATTTCTGCAAGATAATCATCATACCTAAGTACTATGTAGGCCTCGCCTCTATTTTCTCTAATAACGTGGCTATCTATAGCATCATTTTTAGGAAAGATATACTCTGGTAAACGCTTTCTTATCTTACATTGAACATGCATCTCATCATTATATTTTTTATTACCTATAACAACATCAACCTCAGCATCTAAACCTAATGATCTGCCATCTGATGCCCATGCACGCTTACCATCTATCTCAAATAATTCTGCTTTTTTTACTACATCTCTCTCGAACTTGTTGCCCTTAATCTTCGATGGGTGGCTCATTAAAATAATACTCCTTGTTGTGTTCTTTTTTTTATTATCTCGCAATAACTTTCATCAATTTCATATAATATTGAGTTATATCCCAATTTCTTTGCTGCCATACCAGTTGTACCACTGCCTGCAAACACATCTATAATTGTTTCGTTTTTCTTGGCAGTTGTTAAAATTATTTTTTGGATTAATTCTTCAGGTATTTGGCAAGGGTGAGCTGTCTTTTCTTTGCTTACGTTTTTTACTTGATTAATACTCCACCAGTCATATAACTTAGAACCAATTTTACCTTCTTTTATCCTTTGTTGGATTCTTTTGTCTTCTAAATTTTTATATGGTTGTTTAACTTTATTAAAATCAGGCTTACATCCCCACCAAGATATTAACCTACTTTGCTTTCCTGTGTTTGAATTATAAACCCAACAAACAACCTGTTCGCATTTTGATTTGATTGCTTTTGGAAGAATATTGATAGTTTCTTCAGGGTAATGAATTATTACACAGGGCGTTGGTATGCTTGATAAAAGTTGAATGTAGTCTTTTTCGGACATTTTATCTTTATATTTATTATATGAATACCCTTGATTATAAGGAGGATCAGTAATTATTAGCCCATTTGGAATTTTACACTTTCTAAAGTCATTATTTATAACATTTATCATTTTGCTTGGGTGACTCATCTTCATCTCCTATATAACATAAATAAAACGCATTACACTTACTGCAACTTAAATTACTTACAATCCCTTCACCTTCCTTACCATAATCTTCATAGGTGTGATCGCCACCCCATATAACCTCGCTATTACAATGCCAACAATTCATCACTTACCCCACTTATCTGCTCTTAAAACCATAAGCATATTTGCATAGTTCATTATATCAATAGATGTATCTTCTATAGACTCGCTCACAGCAGACGTCTCTACCATGTCTTTCTTATACAAGTTAATCAATCTGCTGATTTTGTCATTCAGTCTTATCACGATACCCAACTGGGCCAACCTATTGTTTTGCGAACGCTCGGATGTGGAGGAAAGGTCTAGCCCAAGTCGGATATTAGAATCTGAATAGTCATGTTGCTTTTGACACCAAAGCTTATATGCTCTGTCAAAGTTATCTAGTAATTCATTTGTACATTCTGGATATTGTTTTTCCATTTCTTTTATCATATTTTCTCCCAAGGTATTTTATAATATGCTTTTCCATTGTCTTCATAGTAATCTATACTGCAACTGGCAGTTATTTCTGTAATTTTATCAAGCTCAACTATTTTATGCTCGTTAAACTTAGTAGAATAAGTAAAAATATAAAGTTTGCAGAGATTATTCCAAAAATTATAAGCTTTTAAGTCACTTAACTTTAATTTTAGTATGTCAAAGCATCCTTTTGCTTCTAAAAAGTAAGCAGAATCTCTAAATATCATATAATCTGGTGTGGATCTTAAATTCTCTGGAATTTTTATAAAATCTTTCGCAGGTACATCGTGTAAGCAGTCAAATCCATACCTAGTGTACAGAATACTGCTGTTTTTTAAATATTCTACGCATTTTTCCTCTGCTATATTGATTGTATTCCTTTTTTTAAAAGATTCAGTATAGTTAGGCATTATTTACCGAAATGTTCGTTAAATTGTTTTGCATTTTTAAAGGTTCCTTCTCTAATTGCGCACTTTTTGCAGATTTTCAGCTTCTTAGATGGTGTTAGAGGCAGCACTTCAAAGGTATGAAAGGCAAAACTCACCTCAAACATATAATAAGCCTTGCACATATCGCAGTTATACTCGCTTCTTGGTAATTTTTCTTGGAGTCCATACATAAAAAGAGTGGCTACCCTGTTAAAATTTAACGATGAAGGAAAAGAAAGGATTGGAAAAACCTTCAAATGGGTAGCCTCCATAATATAATTAATTATCGAAGACTTTGGTAGTTATTTTATCAATTTCTGCAAGAGTTTTAACAGCGATAGGATTCTCGGTCATCTGCTTTAGACCCTCTCTTGCTACCTCTAGGGCTTCATATATAATCTCTAGGTGTTTTTGATTATCTGTCATTTTTGTATTTTTGCTCCATTTTTTTAAATGCCTTGGCTAATTCATTTCTTTTTTCTATCTCTTTCTTACTTTTTACTGGCTCATCGACCATATTAGGTGTCGCTCTACTAATCCAGTTATAACAAAACTTTTTGAGGTCTTTTTTATAAGACTTGTTAGATATAAGCCACATTTTAGCTTTATCTAACTCATTTTTAATGTTAATCCCAGGAAAGGCCTTACCCATGTCAGATAACCATTGCTTGTCTAAAACAATCTCTCCAAAGAAGTTATCTAATTTTTCTGAGTAAGGCACAGGTTTTCCCTTTGCTTTCCTTCCCTCATTTTTTATATATCGTTCATATAACCAAGAAAACACCTTGTCGCCATCTGCCCAGTATTCCTTACCATTCTTGTTTATATAAATTTTAATCATTAAAAGGGAATTTCCTCATCTGATTTAGCAGGTGCAGACTTTGTTTGCTTAACACTTGGTGCATTTGGATCCCACTTAACCCAACCACCATTATCAAGCCAATTTCCCTCTGGGTCTTTCCTACGAGGAAATAAACTGCCATCTTTTTTAGTCCTACCAAACTTAAGAACGTGACCACTATCCTTATCATACATTTCAAAGTAGTCATTTTCATCTACGATTCTATGTCTAAAGCCTATATTCTCACTATCATTAGCTTTATTCTTACAATTTCCAAATACGCTGTCAAAAGCTGCCAACTGCTTAAATATCTCAGTCGTGCTACCTTCGGCCTCTACTTGAAATTTTCCTGTTGTATATTTCACTTTCATTGGTTACTTCTCCTTAGTTTAATTAATCTTCTTTTTCTATCCATAAAGATACAGGCTCTGCATCAGCGCAAGGACCATTAAATGCAAATGTCATCTTAAGCTTATCATTTAACTTCCAACCTAATTTTGACCAAGCAGCCTTTGGTAGATTTATTTGACTTTCACTTGTACTTCTCAGTGTTACTGTTTTGTAATATTTCATTTTTACTTCTCCTTTAAACTAAACTTCGTTTCAAATTCTTTTTTAAATCGTGGTGTTGGCTCATTTCCCTTAGCATCAGAATTGTGCCATTTCCAAATATTATAGGAATCCTTCACCAAATTATAATCAATATCATAATATTTAAGGGTATAGGTCGGTGATTTAATCCAAGTGCTTTTAAGGTGTAGACATGCAGTCCTTGTTATTTTATACTTGGGAAATAGCTTATTCCATATCATTGCATAAGCAGATAACTGAATTTGATGTACCTTATAAGGGAGGCCAGTTTTATAATCAACAAGAGTAATATCAGCCTTACCAGTCTTTGGATCTGTTATCATACCTACAAAATCAGCAGTCCCACAAAATGGGATATCCTTATGGTGTAATTGAATTTCTGAGGCAAATGCGATTGGTTTATAATCATCCCAAAACTTACAGAAACCCATAAGCCTTTTATTAATCTCTTTACTTGGTATCATCATGTGGTAGTATCCTTATCCCTTTGTATGTTATATAATATAATCGTGGGTAGAAATTGATAGGTCTTTTGTCAAATGCCATAGTAAATCCAGGCTCTTTGCAATCACTTACCATATCTACATACTCAACAGCACATTGCTTGGTTCTTTCTGTAAAACTTCGCAAACTAGAGGTCAAATCCTTCTTTTTAGCAAGAAAGTTCCTATAATTTGAAAAAGCGATTTCTATTTTATTATTCTTCATCAGAATTGTACCCAAAATTATAATGCTGACCATTATAGTTAAAGCCTTGCTTAATATCTATGTCTTCGCCCTCAACAAGCATATCTATATAAGCGTGGACAATAGTTCCGATCAAAGCCTTTTCATCTCTTATTCTTATTGCATCAAAGCCATTAGTCATTAGCCAATTATCATAATGTTCGCCCTTAGTTACTATCGAATCAAAACTCGTAACTGAAATATAATACTTATTCTTGGATTCGTACCACCTGCCATTAGATAGATCGTGCCTCTTCAAATCCACATTGTCTTTATAATTCTTGACAATAGTATTTATATTCTCAGCTTTTTTCTTGGTGTTCTTTTTCGGTGTCATAAAAATCCCTTAGCTTGCAATGACATAACCTTGCTATATGTTTTAATGTTTCGTGAGAAGGATTACGTCTTCCAGTACAATAAAAGGTTAATGTTATTCGGTGAAAGCCTAGCTTATCTGCTATAAACTTAGATTTTAGCCCAGACTCTTTTATCTTTTCTTTTAGTTTTGTATAATTAAAATATTTTAGTTTCATGCTTCAAATATAAAATAAAATGTTTACCAAATGCAAACAAAAAATATAACAAAGTGCAAATTCAGACGAGAAATATAATTAAATTTCAAAATGGACTTGGAAAATATAATCAGATTGCTTATAATATTAGTCCTTATGGTTTGGATTATGTACTTATTGCATAAGGGATTTATAAAAGTGGTTACAATAAGGGATTCAGTAAAGCCACAATCAAAGACGAACTCTAAACTTGATCTGATAGGTAGCTTACTACCGAAAATGGAATTAGAGCGTGAATTATAGTAAGATTTATAACTCATAGGCATATCCGAAGCGATAACTCAAGGGGATAGATATAAAGCCTAGAATCCACCTCTGATTTATAATCATGGGGATAGGATTCCTCTAGGCAAAACTCTTAGCTCTAATCTAAGGGGATAGATATAAAGGGAA